TTAGTACCTAAAGTAACTAATTTGCTTTCTATTCTATCGTAAGTTTCGTTAAGCTTATCAGAATCTAAATTACCATACTTTGCTATTGCTCTTTTATCTTGTTCAACAGCTTCTACTTTCTGCTCGTCACTTAGCCTAGACTTATCTATAAACTTACCATCTTCATCTATTAAGCCTTCTACTCTATTTGTGTTTAATATTTCTTTTAAAACATTATCTTTTTCTTCTTTAGATACCGCACTCTTTAACTTGTTATAAAGACTTTCTCCAGCGTATTTTTTTATTCTATTTTCTATGCCTTCTGATCTATGGTTGTTAAAATATTTTACTATGTCTTCTTTAATTTGTTCATTAGATAGACCAGCTCCTTTACCATCAGGGCCAAGCACTATTTGATCTTGAACATATTGATCTCTTTTTTTATTTATATCACCTATTTCTTTATATTCTAAAACATTAAAAACTTCAGCAGCTCTAGGACTTGAACCATCTTCGTTAGCAAAAGATTTATTTATTCTTTCATTTATTTGTCCAATAACCCAATTTTTTTGATTATCAGGCACGTCATCAATACCTTCTATAGCTTTAGCCCCTTCAACACCTAAGCCGTTTAATACTTGTATTTGTTCTATAGAATAGTTATTTGTAGGATCTAAACTAATTGAATTTTCTATATTTGCTAAATCTTCTTCTTTATTATTATCTACCCAAGCTTTAAAACCTATTTCATTTTGCATTATTGCAGAAGTCATCGGCGCTTGCGCAAGATTAAAGTTGGAATTTAACTTATCTATTTCTATTTTGTTTCTATCTGCAAAAGTAGTTGGCGCAGGTGCTTCCGTCTGTACAATACCTAAATCTAACTTTTCATTAATATCAACATTTGCAAGTTGAAGATCAGTAGGAGTTAAAGGCTTTTTTTCTTCTACTTCAATAGTCTCTTCTACTTCACCGCCTTCAACAGTTACGTTATTACCGGGGTCAGCTATATATGATTTTACATCTTTATAACCTTTAGCTTGTCTAACTTCTTCTAGCATCTCTAGAGTAACTTCTACTACTGTTCCGTCTTCTTGTGTAAAAAAGTAAGTTTCGTCCATATTACATCATTGGATTGTATGGTAAATAATCTGAAGATTCTTTTCTTAGTTTTGAATTATTAGCGTTTTCGTATAAGCTAAATTCAACACCAATAGTTCTAAATAAGTTTTTCTTACTATCAGGTGTTAGTTTACCATCTTTAAATTTAATTTTATTATTATCAGCTATCATATCATAACCACCTTTATATTGACCACTTTCATCTATATTAATAACAAATATTCCATTAGTATTTTTCTTTAAGTCTTCAGGAACAGGTATGTTAGCATTTTTAAATGTATCTACAAGAGTTTGATAATCCATTATATTTTGCTTATCACCAATACTTACATCATAGTTTTCAGCTACTAAATCTTTATTTTCTCTATAAAAATCTATTAAATCTTCTTCACCACTAAAAGCGCCTCCATCAGCATAGGCTTTTTTCAAAGCATTTTCAGCTGGTTGGTAATAATCGTTAAAATTATCAGCAAAACTTTGTTTATAAGAATCTGTATAGCTAGTAGTTTTCTTGCCATCCTTATCTACTTTATACTTGTTAGTTATCTCTTGTTCTGATAAAGTAGTTTCAACTGGTTGACCAAAGAAATCATTAGCTAATGTAGCTATACCTTCAGCAGCAGCTTCTCTAAATTTGTTTTGTATATCTATGTATTCTTCAGGGCTTATTATTTTATCACCATCTTTATCAGCGGCCGCTATAGCAGCCGGGTTTGATTTTAAATTCTCTATAGCTTGCTTGACAGAAGCTTTATCATTTATATCACCTTGAGTAAAAGTACTCCATGGTTGATCAAATTCTTTACCTTTAATTTTACCTAACCCATTTAACTGAGTCCATGTTTTTGACATATTAGATTTATAAGTACTTTGAATAAGCATGTCTTTGTGGTTATCCATTAATTTACTTTTATAATCAACAACTCCAGATACTACTGTTTTTGTTTCTGAATTATTTTTAGGATTAAATACAGTTTTTGTAGATTTAACTGGAATTAAATCTTTAAAGTCTTTTAATTCATTTTGTAATTCAGCTCTATATGTTTTACCTGTAATATCTTGCTCTCCGCTTATAACATAGCTAGCTAAGTTATTTCCTTTTTGAGTGAAAGTTTCATTAGCTGCAAATATATCTCTGCTTATAGACTTACCGTTATCGTCGGTGTAACTAAACTCTACGTGGCCTGTCTTGGCGTTTGTAGATACATTAAAGTCTTTAATAAATCCCGCACTTAAATCAGAGTCAAATTTTATTACATCAGGATTATTCAAAGCTTCATCTGATAACCTACCTGTCATAGAGTTATTATTCATTGCTGTTCTATGTCTTTCAAATATTGTTTGACTTTTAGAAGCATTTACACTATACGTAGCTACAGCTTTTAAATTAGACAAACTCATTTGTCTGTATTTTTGATAAGCTTCTACATCTTCAGCAGTTGCACCTGGCTTAGATGCTGCAGCTTTTAAATCACCTATCATAGTAGCTTCTTGTCTTATGTAAGCATTTAAAGCGGCTTTAGTATCAGCCGGAGCTGAATCTACTTGTTCAGAATACTTATCCATTAAAGCGTCTGAAGTTTGCATACCTATAGCTATAGCTTTTTGTGATTGCTCTTTTTTCATAGCAGCTGCTTTTTGCATTTTGCCTATAGTATTTAAACTACCTTGAGTTGCTTGCTGAACTGCTCCAACCGCTTGTTGAGTGAATTGTTGCTGTGGTTTTAAATTTACTTGTCTTTGACTCATATTATTGTTTTTTTCATGGTGGCCATGTTGTGGAACCACTATTAAATAGACTTGTTGAAGTGTTAACAGGAACAACTACAGCTGTACTACTTGGAACTACCGGATTTAGTACTGGTACACTTTGTTGAGTAGGATCTATAATTATAGGTTTCATACCCGTTAAAGGATCTGTAGTTGGGCTATTAGAGGGGGCTACCCCGCTTGAAAACCCGTACCTGCGGAAGCTGAAAGAACACTAGTAGCTCCTGTTACACCAGCCATTAAAGCTGCATCTGCAGCATCTTCTAAGCCCATTTGTCTTGATCTTAAAAAATCAGATTCACCATAAGCCCTATCAAGCTGTGCTTGAACTCTTGCATCTTCACCTGCTGCTGCTCTTTCTTCAGCTGATATAGCTTGTGATTCTAAGTTGATTAACTGTTGTTGTTTCTGTTGTTCTCCTTGGGCTTTAAGTTTTTGATTATCTGCTTCTTGTTTTTCTATACTAGCTGAAACTCCTTGTTTAGATTTAGCTGCAGCCATAGCTAAAGCAGTTGCTCCACCAGAACCCATTCCAGTAGCTTGAATAGTTTCTAAAGTGTTAGCTAAAGAAATATCAGCTTCTTCAGCTTGCATTTCAGCTGCTTGAGTAGCAACGCCTAGATTAGCATATGGATTACTAACCATAGACTTCATAGCTCTAATTTTACCTGAAGCATCGTAAACATCTTCTCTATTATCTAGTAAGTCATTTATAACACCTTGCGCAGCTTGAATATCATTATTCATATCTTCTGCTTTGTTGTCATTCATAATTTTAGTTATTCCTCCTATTACTAAAGGTGCTGCGACTGCAGCTACTATTGCAAAACTCATATTTTATTATTTATATAGTTATTAAAATCTTTTTTTGTTATAGAAACTATTTCTTTTTCTAGTTCTTCTATATTTTCAGTATTGCTAGGATTTTTATGAACATTTACAAATATTGAATCTTCATTAGCATATATAGCTCTTTGTGTTCCTGCATCTGAAACAACATAACAAGGTGCTTGATAATCTTGTACTTCTTTATTATCAGATATTGTTAAGTGACCAGTTAATAAAAACCAAACATGTTTATGGTTGTGAACAGCGCCTATAACCATTGTTCCTTTTTTCATCTCCATTTGCCTTATATAAAGTTGGTCAGCAAACGAGTGTTTTAAGGGTACAATATTATCATGTATTATATCTGTACCATCTCCAACTACCTTGTCAGAGCTTTTTATTAACTCTTTAGTTATTTTATTTATTTTCATTTAATTTAAGATGATCTTACTACTTCACTGCTTAAGCTCCATATTTCTTTAGCTCCACCAATATTTGTAACTTGGTCTGTAGAAAATGAAACCTTAGCAAAATAACCTTTTATACCTGTCATTTGATTTCCAAATCTAACTTCTCCTGCAGCTGCTACACTGTCATTAACTAAGCTTGCTACATATTTATTTTCTTTTCTATTAAAACCAGCATAACTTTCTTGGCCAGTTCTAGGGTCAGTATATCTACCAGCTTCATAACTAGGTATTGATACAGTTTGATCTATGTTGTTTGTGGTGTAGCCAATTGGACTAGTTATAGGAAATGTTCTATTTTGCTTATTACTACCACTAGTCACTACACTTACATTCCAACCATTATCACCTTCATAACTTATAGTTTTAAAATTTTTCATCAAAGACGGTGAAGTATTAAATACAAACTCAACATTACCTATACCTTGATTGCCATAAAAATTCATATAATTACCACCTGAATAGTGCTCATATATATTATTACTTGTAATAGAGTAAAATTTACCATTAACACTTGTTATAAAGTTAGGTTTGTAAGTGTAAAAACTTACCCAACCCTTAATAGTTTCATCAAAAGTTAAAGTGCTATAATTGTTTTGGTCGATATGACCAGGTGTTTGTTGTAAAGACAAAGTATAATTTCTACTATAATTATCATAACCACCTATTATTAAACTTTTATAAGAATACTGAAAAAAGCCTCTAGGTTCATTACCAGAGTTTCCTGTTATAACAATATTTCTATCTAAAGTAATTGTCATTTCATTAGCGCTTGACGTGTCAACCACGTTGACAACTACGCCTAACGTTTCAACAACGCTATTTATAGTTCTTTGAAACAAACTACCTTTTAAAACTTTTTCAGATTTATCACAAATAACATTAAAACTCTTTACAGCATTTGTAAAAGTTTGACCAGCAGAAAACGTCCAAGCTAGTCTTATTATTTTGCTTGAGTCGTTGATTAATTGCAAATTATCTCTAAAATAATCTTTCATACCGTATTGAGATATTTCAGTTATGCCGTCTCTTGATAATCTTAAAACAACGCCTCTATTTTTGTCTGTATAATATTTTCTTGTGCCAAATTGAGCAAATGACTGTGGATCTTTTGATATACCATATTCTCCAGCGTATGGCACGTACTGGCCCAGTGTTGGTATCCCAGCTCTTTCTGCTGCACCTTGATCTCCTGTGTATATAGTATTTTTATTTATTAATAAGTATCCAGATTTTAATTCTTGAAGAATTATTAAATTAGTATCTTCAGCATATAGTTTTTGTATACTTCCATTGCCAGGATTTAAATCTTTAGATATAGGAGAAGCTAATGAAAAAACATTTGTATCATTATTGCCTGTTTTAGAATTAAATATTCCAGAAAATATTACGCTAGCACCTCTTCTTTCTTGCACAGGATCTTCTTCGTTTATAAAAGCTTTAACTCCTAGAGAAACACTAGTATTGTTGTAACCTCCTTTTATTCTAGACTCTTCAATTAACCAATTGCTAGTAGCGCTAGTAGTTTTAGCATTACCAGGAAAAGTTGGATAACCAGTAGGATTCCAAGGTCTACCAGGCCATATAGGTCTAGCTGGGCTTTGGCTATTTAATACTTTTTTTACCCAAAAAGAATTAAAGTATTTTATGTTAACTGTAGCTGGCATATTAAATTGTTTGTTCTATTTGTAATTTAACTAAGTAATCAGTGGATAATCCTCCTCCGTCAGTAAGTCTAAAGTTGTAATCAACTTGATAAAAAATACCTGCTGTTCCTACAGGTACGCCAATATCACTCATTGGAGCTGGAAATGCATACCATTTAGTTTTGTTAACGTTAGTAACAACTCCAAAAACAGCAGTACCATAATCACTAGGCTGCAGATTATAAACACCATTTTGATCCCATTTGCCACCAAGGCTATTATTTGACGAAATTGCGTTTGGATTATTAGTAGGATCAAAATACATTTCTTGACCACTCACCAAACTAAGTGTGCTAGGCTCTGGATATTCTGCTCCAATACTAAAAAACCCGTATGCATTGGGATTAACTAAGTCAGGAGCAGTAGGTACAAAAGGATAGTGAGTTGGCATTACATATCCATTACGGTTTATAGTTCCAAAAGGTCTAAGCGAACTCCCTCCCGTAACTCCATTAACCCCATTATTGCTTGTAAAAGTTGCTGCATCTTGTGCGTTAACAATTCTAAGCTTAGCGTCTATAAGTTCCCATTGCAAACCTTCGTGATCTCTACCGGTATCAATACTTCCATTTTTAACGTTTGTAAACTCATAAATATACGGATTAGAATTACTAAGTTGATTTTTGTTAATTAAAACAGTTGTAAAACCAACACCTAAAGGATCTGCATCTTCCCATATAGGAGCTATATTATCACAAGAACCTTGAAAAGTTTTAGTAACCGTGTAGCCATTAGTTTGTATTGCAACCTGAAAAGTAAAAGTAAAACTAGGAGCATCATTTGTTACTACAAATGTGTTATTTGTCTTTAATCTAAAACTACCATTTCCAACAGACTCTAAAATAAAATCAGAAATTCTATCAGCATTATTACCGTCTGTAACAAATAATAAAGTACCAACACTATTAACGTTAACTATGGATTGATTAGCGCTGTCTCTTGGAAAAAATGCATTTGTAATAGCAGTACCTGAGGCCATTCCTTCATTTTGAGAATAGTTTATTTGAGTTAATCCAATAGGAACTATATCAGTTGTTGTAAGTATTTCATTGTTTAATTCAGATATTAAGCCAGATGAAGTTGTTTCCCAATAAATATTTAAATTAGAAAAAACAGGTAGTGTTTCGGCAATAGAAAGCTGTGTTGAGAAATTATTTGAAATTCTAGTACCTAAAACATTGTTAGTACTAACTGTGCCTATAAAAGGATTATTTTTAGCATTGTATATAGGTAAAGGTGGTAAAAAACTTAATACATCATCTGCTGAAACAGTCACTGATTGAGAAAGCAAAACTGCTCCATCTTCGTTGCTTGTGAACTTATAATAAGCTAACACATAAACTTCATCGCTTTCTTCTAATCCAGCAACGGCAACACCAGCAGAGTCTACAGCTGTAACTAAAGAGCCAAAAGGTACATTATCTTCGTTAGTCCATTCTTGAAATATTATAGTTTGATTAGAACTTTGATTAGTTGCTATTTCTTTTTGAGTAACACCTGGATTAGCAATTCCTAAATCTGACATAGTGCCTATTTGAATTACTTTATCAAGAGAAGAACCAGGATAATATTGCTTATTAACTGTAGAAAAATTATTAACTCTAAAAGACAATAACTCATTTGATCTAAAAGCAACTTGAGCTGGACCAACATCTGATAAGTCTTTTGGTATTTTATTAACGTTATCTGAAAATATAGAAATCTTTGCTTGGGTTGGGTTGTCAGTAGTGCTAGTATCTAAAGTTCCATTTAACACGCCAGGTAAGTAAGCATTGTAGTATTCTTGTTCTTGTTGTTTTACTACTATTTTATAACTATACCAGCCTAAATGATTTGGTTGAGCCAGAGGGTTATATAAAAAATTAGCAGTTCCACTTCCTCCAGTTATTGTTATAATATCTCCATTTAAATATCCAGAGCCTTCATTTGATATTTCTAACTGAACTATATTACCAGCTCCATTGTTTTGAGTTATATTAACTGTTAAACCTGATCCAGTGCCTCCAGTAGTTGCTACATTATTAGCTAAACCATACGAAGCTCCTGGAAACAAATTTGCTATTTCATCTTGATCCATGCCTGCGTAAAGGCCTGGATAGCCTGGTTTACTATAAGAATTGGGTATAGTTGAATTAAACAAAACTATTAAATTATCCCCTGGCCAAGTTGAAGAAGATGTTATGATATTGGTTTCAAAACCTTCTTCCTTAAAAGGAGCATATATAGTAGAACCTCCAAAATTAACACCACCGAAAGTTTTAGGTAATTGATCTACAGATGATAATATAACATCTGACTGCCTACCATATCTGTCTGCCAAAACTATACCAACTTGATAAGTTCTATTTTGTTTTAATGTATGATTTTGATATTCTTGTTGAGTTTTTTCTTCAGAGCCTTGTATTTTGTCTCCTATTCCTACTTTATAATCTAATGTATCTAAAGAAGTATGTCTATTTAAATAATTTCCATATATAATTCTATTACCACTTATAGCTTGAGATTGTGCTTTAATTGGCACAGAATCACTAACTCTTGTAGTTTCAGCAGTAGAAAGAACTTTATAAGGTGCTCTAGACTGGTAAGTGTAAATTATTTTTTTAGTAGTGTTTTGAATAAATTGTTGAAAAGGTATTTCAGCAACAACTTTTATTACATTTTCTTGAGATTCTTTATAAAGTATTTCAATAGAAGATACATGTAAATCTCTATTCAATGTAGAATAAGAACTTGTAGGACATGGTATTACTAAATCTATTTCGTTTATTGAATTAGTAAAAAATTCTAAGTCAGTAGCATCTAATGCTTTTTGTTCATCACCTACTTGAATATATCCATCTTGTCTAGGTACAAAACATTCTTGAGTGAAAGGAGCAGATAAAGAATATTCATTATCAACAAATTTATATCTATAACTAAACCTAACAAATCTATTTCTTAAATATTCGCAATCTCCAGGCCAATCAGAAACGTAACTCGGATTAGGTGCTGAAAAAGTTAAAGTATCACCTATCTCCCAGTCTGTAGGAACAGTATCAGGAGCGCCTCCAGAATTTATAGGATATTGAATATTAAACGCACTACCTCCTAGTTGAGCATTAAATTTAGCTGGACCTGTTTGAGGAGCGTCTATGTTTTCTATTTTCCAAGTAGTTGCTGGTGATGGTGTTAAACCAGAATCAATGTTAATTGTTGTTGATCCAGAAAAACCTGTTATATTGCCAGCAATACTAGGTGGTAAATATTCACTACAACGATCTCTCATTGTAGATTCAGTTTTAACAGTTAAAGTTAATGTAGCTCCTCCAGTCTTAGGCGCTAGTTGAACTACATCTCCACTTGTATAATCTACGCCAAAAGTATTTATTGAGACTCCTGTTACAGATCCATCACTACTAACACTAGTTATATCTACAGTCAACCCAAAACCCGTACCACCTACGCAAGGTAATCCAATGTTGTTACCACTATTAAATAAAGAAAAATAACCAGATGGAGCGGTTGGATCTCCACTACCTCCATCGTTAGTTATAGCTATACTTTCAATAATATCATCTATCAGACTTATGCCTTCAAAAGGATAGTATTTAGCTACAGATATTTGATCTTCATTTGTGTAATAATTAGGAACAGTGTCAAAATTAGGATTAGCTGTTTCTACATTTATTTTTCTAGGTTGATTTCTGTTGTCTGTAAAAAAAAGTAAACTTTCTATTAAATCAACACTAACAATTGGATGAGTTAAAGAAAAATTTAAAAAATTACCAGAAACTAAAAGGTTAGATGTATTATTAGAAAAATTAAAAGACCATATTTGACAAATAGAGCTAGAAGTAGCAAAATAACTTAATGTGTCACTAGAAGAGTCTGTATAATCTGTTATAAATATGTAAATAATATTATTTGATTGATCTACTAAATTACCGTTTATGTTTACTCTAGAGTTATTAGTATATCCAAAATCAGTTAAAGAAACATTACCTAGTATTGTTTCTACAGTTCCTACACTATCTCCTTCAGAAGCGCTAATGCTTATATTAGTAGCATTTCTATACTCTCCACTTGGAATCAACCTGTCGTCTAAATCTTTATTCATTTTAGACTTTATAAAATTAGTTGTAATTTTAGTCATAGTTAATGTTTAATCCATTTAGATTTACCACGCATCACTTGTGTAAACTCTGATAGTTTAATGTTTGATAATCTTAATTTAGCGTTTCTCAGCTTTGTAGCTCTGTCTTTTTTATATCTTTGAACAATGTATTCTGGGATGTTAACTCTTGTAGAGGTTATAGAATACAGTATATGAGAATATAATGCATCCTCGGCCATCTTAGGCACCTTAGTGTCGTCACCATAAGCTAAACCGTCTGATATATATTCTAAAGTTATTAATTTACCTTGTAAGTCACTACTAAATGCAAAAGCTCCTCTTCTGTCATCTATTGTAAACCACCCGTTTTGTTGTGATATTTCTGGTTGCATACCATATCTTTGACCGTAAGCAGTTTTCCACCAATTCCAATTATATACATTTGCATCGGTAGATTCAAAATTAGTACCTGTTAAATTTCTTTGATTTGCATTTCTCCAGTTTTCATTAGTAATAGACTGTTGAGATTCTAAGTTATTACCAAAGTCATCTTGTGTTGGTATACCTTGATTGTCTTGAATTAAAGGAGCAGTTGGATTTGTAGTAAGAGTAGTTGGATATATAATATGTTTTATACCCATACTATCTATGTGTGATAACTGTACGTAGTTAACGTAGTCTTGAGGAAGTGGTAATGATAAATTAGCTGGAATAGTTAGCTCTTGTATGTTAACGGATTTTAAAGTGTCATAGCTAAACTCTTGTAAACCTCTTTTTGCATGAAATATAATCTCTGATCTTCTTGCTCTTTTTATAACTCTATCAGTTCCTACATAAGACAACATGAAATTAGCTACTATATCTTTTAAGCTGTTATATTGGTAGCTTTGATAGTTATCCCATATTGTGTTTTGTTGCAGTCTTATTGTAAGCAAAGAGCCAGCTTGTATAGGAGCTGCATAATTGACAGTTACAGTTTGAGCAGCTGTAGCTGGGTCATTAGAATTAGTTAAAGTAGTAGTCACAGAATCACTAGTATAACCACCAACAGTTGGAACCATTAAAACGTTATCTATGTATACATCATAATTATTAATAGCTTGAGGAGTAGCTGCAACAGGGGCGTCTGTCCATATTAAAGGAGTTAATTCAGTAGGCCAAGGATAAGTTGCTCCAGTAGCGCCTAATACATAAGTTTTTTCACCTGTGTAATATTCAGAATTATTTTGAGTAACAAGCCCTGGGCTTTCGTAATTAGTTGATGTTGCCATATTTTATCTTTTTTCGTTAGCTTCGTCTTGAACTAGCTCTTGTTGAGCCGCTTGTATTATTTGGGGATCTCTTATTATTATTCCAGAATATTTTAATATTTCTAAAATAACAGTTGTTTGATTTGATGCATCTACTTCAAATTGAATACTACCTTGTGTTGTAGGATTAGTGCCAGCTAATTGATTAGCTGTTATAGCAGTAAGAATTATATTTTGACTTAAATTTCCAAAAGCACCAGCAGCTACTGTTAATGTATCACCTACTGCATAACCACTACTTTTGTCTAAAGTTGAGTTTATTGAAAAAACAATATTTGAAGAAGTAACTGCAACATTACCACTTCCACTTACTTGAGCATTTAAAACAGCTCCTGAGCCACTACCGCTAGTAGTTGTTGGTATATTTTGATATGTTAAACTTTGAGCGTTTACAGTAGTTCCCCCAGGAATAGTTGATGGATTAAAAGATGATCCTATTAATAACATGCTAGGAGAATAGGTTCTACTATCATATATATATTGGCCTAAATTACCTATACTATAGCCCCATGTAACATCTTTTGGTTTTCTTATGTAGCTAAATTTAACATCACTAATGCTAGTAGCTCTTTCTGGGTTAAATGTAGTTACTTTTGGATACACCTCAACTTTGTCATTTTTTAATATACCTATTGGAAAACTTTTACTAGGTTGAGTAAGTGTAGACATTAGTTGTTGCTTGTATTCTTTTCTACCAACTAATTCTATTTGAGGAGTTCCTGGCACAGCGTTGAAGTATACAGATCCTAGTCTATAAACTTCATTTTTATTATTAGAATCTTGAGGAAAATCATACACTCCATTTGCGTGACTAGATGCAGATTTATATTCTTCAAAAACTTGTATCTCTTCTTCTATGTGAGCTATTCTACTAGCAAATTCTTCATCTGTTTTAGGCATTCGTAAATACTGGTTAAGATCTTGAAAAAATCCTTCAAATATTTCTAGTTGTACTTGTGTAGCAACTTTATTAAATTCATCTGGTGTCATATACCCTCTTTGTTCTTTATTGAGAATACTTAACACTGTAGTATAAACTGTATTTACGTTTAATTCCATATTTGTTTATTTAAAAAAAAAGGGTGGCGTAAACCACCCTTATTTATAATCACTTGTTATTTTAGTTTTTTCTGTATAGACTTATATACTTCAAGTCCTTCATCAGTTTTAAACCAAGCAGCTAACGCTGAATAAGCGTTTTCTTCAAATGGAGTAGTCATTAGCTTTTTACCATTGCTTTTCCATTTAACAGTTCTACCATCATTAGCTATTTCTATAATACTAGCTTCAGTTGCTTTTATAGCAAAGTTCCTAAGTTCTACATTTTCGTCATTAGCTAACTCTATAAGAAGTTTAGGATTTCTTTTAGCAAATAATAAAAGATCTCTTTTAAGTTCTTTAGAACTCATTGTAGTAACACTAGAACCAACTTCAACTCTTAGTATAGCTTCAGCTTTATCTACATCCATTTCATAAGCAGTATTCATAGCTGCTATTTCCATTTCTAAATAATCATATTGATCTTCTGCTTCTACAACTTGGTCATACTCTTCAAATATTAAATTGTTGTGAGGATGCTTGCTTAAAAACTCTTGTAAATTCTTTTTTTCTTTAGGTACATATAAAACACCATCTTCAAATACAATATGTTTTAATGTAACTGAACCTTGTTGTTCGTCTACAAATATTGATTTTTGATTAGTAGCATATCTTAATTCTCTTTCATAACCTTTTTCTGGATCAAACCATACTAAAGAGTATCTATTTGAATGTCTACTAGGTAGTGTATAAGTTAAAGGTTGTTTACCTTTTAAATAGTAAGTTCTATTTTTATACTCCCACTTTACTTCAGGAGTCTTTTTTTCTTTTGTTTCCATAATATAATATAATATAATAATTAAAAAAGATCCTGCCGAAACAGGATCTTATTATTGTTTTAAGCGTAGTCAACGTCTTCAACTACAGTACCACCAAAAAATGATACTACAGGAACACTGTTTTCAGCTTGTGAAGCTTCATTAATAGCGTCACATAAATCAGCTACCAAGTCATACTCTGTATTAGCAGGAGTTTGATTAGCAGCTAAAGTAACTGTCCATTTAAGAAAAGCATTTGCTGTGTCGTCATAATTGTTTGTTACAATAGTAGCAACTGTAGCACTTGAATTATCAACAGCCAATATACTATCAATTGGAATTAATTGATATTCATTAGTTGCAGATCCTTCAACAGCAAGTAAGTCAGCAGGAATAACTGTAAAAGTCATTACAGCTGATGCACTACCTTTACCAGTAGCAGCAGGTATAATAGCAACAGTGATTACATCACCTACTTTATAACCATCACCAATAGCAGCGCAAGTTAATGTTACGTCAGTAATAGCCGTTCCACTAGAAGCCATACTAAACGTAGCGTTAGTACCTCCAGCAGGAGATACTGTAGTAGCAGCTGCAGCTGAAGCTGTTCCAGCCACAATAGTACCACCACCAGATAATCTACTACCTGCAATAGTTACGCTTGTGCTTGCAAATGTTCTACCAGGATTTAATGATAGAGGTATTTTTATATAATTTGCCATAATTTTTATTTATAATGGGGCTAATGAACTAAAAGCAAAACCGTCTACTTGATATTTAGGTAGATCAGAATAGCTAGCTGAACCAGCTCCTATTAAATTAAACACTGGACTAGACGAAGGAGCTTGATTTGCCTCAACAATTAAGTCTTTGAGGTTTTCAATATCCTGCGCTGTTACTACAGTTTCACCTCCAAAGTACTCTATAATAGGTACTTGAACTTGGGTTGATTCCGCTAATTGTGTAGTATATAAACGTATATGCTCACCTGATCCTGAGATCGCGCAATCATAAACGTCATCCACTTTTACTAAAGCATACCTAGGACTTCCTCCAGCTGGAGTAGTGTCTTTTAAAGGTACTCTTATAAAATTTGCCATAATTTTTATTATTTAAAGATTAATAAAGAGAGTGACAAAAGCCACTCTCATTATATACTATTTAAGCTCCTTTAAACAATACAAAATTGTTTGCAGCTTGTGTTACTAAACATCTTTCAGATAAGAAACTTACAGTCATCGCATCTAAAGTGTCAGTGTAAGCACCACCTACAGAACCTGTAATCCAAGACTTATATCTTCGATCTTCAGTTTCAGAAGCTCTATATCTTACATGTAAGAAAGGACGTCTGATGTTTTGACCTAACATTTGGTCATAAACTGTAGTTGTTCCAGCAGGAACCATTACATCATCAATTTCCTTATCCATACCTCTAGTTGAAGCATCATTTAGATATTTCCAATCAGTTTTGTAGAAGTCATAAGAACCTCTTCTAAAACCTGAAAATCCAAAGTTTAATGCCATGTCTCCGTCGTTATCGAATAAACCATAACCAGCAGACTGAGTAGAAGCATAACTTGATCCAGCCATAGCGCCAACCATATCATCAAAGTCAAGAGCCGTAGATCTTGATAAGAATAACATGTTTTCTTCAATAGCACCTTGCTTGTCTAAGTTTTTAAGGATTTCATCAAAATCACCTAAAGCACCTGAACCAGGGGCAGCAGCTCCAGCAAAACCAGAATATACATTACCTCTTGCTTCAATAGCAGCGAATAAACCTTCAGAACCTTTAACATCTTGAGTCGTGTTAGCAGCAGCTCCAGCAGCACCACCAAAATCAAAAGGTACATTAGAAACAGTAGGATCACTAGGCCTCATAAACTCAGCTTCAACCATACTCATTTCTAAGTAATCATCAAATCTTAATCTTGTTTCAGATTCAGACTTTAGATACCATAAGTATCCAGATTGTCCTTCTTCTGTAGAAACTTCAACCCAACCAATCTGAGCAGTGTCAGAACCGTTAATTTTAAAGTTATCTTTTAAGATCATTGGAGAATTAGAAAACTGAGTAAAAGATGGCTCAATAGAACCTTCCATACCAACTGTTCCTTTTCCAAAGTCAGAACCGTAAACAAATACATTACAGTTTCCAGCTCCTAAAAGTCCAGTAGGTACACCGTCAGCGGCAGTAGCAGTGTTAAAACTTCCACCATAAACAGCTAAACTACAAGTAGTTTTAGCAGTATTAACAGCTTGTACAAGAGCTTTAGCAACGATTAATCCAGTAGCAACGTCAGACATTAAAACTGTTTGACCAACTCTAATAGCATGTTGAGTTAAAGCAACTCCAGGAGAAGCAGTATTAGCTAGGTTTGGAGTAAGTGTAGCATTTACAGATGAATCATTATTTACATTAACTACATCACTTGATTTATAAGCTACGTGTAATCTATTTTGTTCAGACCAAATAACTTGATCAGATGTCATAGGCATTTCAGCGCCTACCATTCTCAAGAAACCACCAATTGTTCGGTTTCCGTATCTTTCTACTTCTGCTTCGTAAAGCTCAGGTAGATATTGTTGTGCGAAGTCGTTACCAGATCCATTAGAAAAGTCAAGATAATTTTCTCTTAACGTCATTCTTTTTTGAGCAGGCACGATGCTTGCGGGAAAACTCCCGCCAGTTACAAAACTCATATTTATTTATTTTAGTTATTGTTGTTTTTTACTTTTAATTTTCAACCTAGAACTATCAACACCACTTATTGCTTTTACTTTAAATCCATTTATAAATACATCACCTGAAGCTTGTGGCCTAGGATCATTATTTATATTTTTAGATTTAGCTATTACATCTTTAACAGCATCGGCTTTACCTTGCTCATAAAAATGATTAGCTATTGTATCAACGTTTTCAGCAGCATAAAAAGCCTTGTGATAACCAACAGCATCAATAACTTCTCCCTTGTCATTTAAGAACTTCTTAACGAACTTGTTTAAGTCAGACTGTTTCTCGGCAGTTGCGGAAGGATTAGAGATATTATAATTAAACTTTTTTTCACCAACTTTAATTTCAAAACCTTTGAAGTCTCCATTGAAAAGCTCATTAGTAGTATCTTTAAATTGTTCCCTACGCTCTGCAGCTATTTGTTGTTCTTTGTTGTATCTATTGAAAAAATCCATAGCTTTTTGCTGTTCTTGAGTTACGCCCGGTCTCAACTTGATCTCGTCGTAATATTTACTCTTTGAACTTTCTAAAAAGTTTTTGGCTTTTGCAATTTCTTCTTTGAAGAGTAATTGTCTTTTTCTGACAACTCTTTCTTCATCCACTTCTTCATCATAAGAAAAATTATCTTCCATTAGAAAACTTATTTCTTCTTGATTTAAATGTGGTTTAGTCTTTTTGTAATACTCATTAAGTATTTGTTTTTCGTCGTACTTTGAATAATCTTTATTTAATGAAACATAATCTTCTACAGTTCCACCTGTCTCTTCCATAAATGAAACTAGTTTTTCGATGTTTTCTGGCAACTGCTTACCAATAACTTTTTCATCTCTTACTGCTTCTTTTAATTGTTGCTTTGTTTCTACTACTTCTTCTTCTTTTATTTCTGTTATAGTAGCAACTTCTTCAACTTTATCCTCTTTTATTTCTTCTTTAATTTCAGCTTTTACTTCTTCAACTTTTTCAGTTGGTATTTCTACTTTAGTAGTAGCTTGTTCTTGAAGATCTTTTTTAGGATCTTTGCTTAAATCAATATGAGTTATATTGTTTGGCATTTTATCAACAAGTTTTTTTGGCTTGCTTTTTAATTTTAAACCTTGTTTAGTATCATCTACTATAGGCTTTTCTTTTGTTTCTTCTGACATAATATAATATAATAATTAATAATTGTTACATAGGCATATTGTCTGCGCCTAAGCTCTGTGGGTTACTTTGATTTTCAAAGTCTGTTGGTAATAACTCTTGCTGTCTTTGTTGTATCATAGCGCTTTGCTGAGTTGCTTGTAATTTAGTTCTATTATCTTTACGATCTTCAATAAATTGCTCTCTTTCCTTAACTCTAGATACATCCATTTGCTTCAACTGCATGTCAAACTGATACCTTATTTCTAAAGCTTTCATGTCTAATTGAGCCTTCATCTCCATCTTTTGTATTTCAAATTGAGATTTAGCTTGTTCTATTTGTACAGTACTTTCAGTTAATGCTTGCTGTTTTTGCATTTCAGCTAAAATAGCTTTCTCAGCAGTTTGTTGATTAGCTTGTGCTTGAGCTTGTATATTCGCTTGAGCAGCTGCTTGATCAGCTTCAGCTTTTTTCTTTCTTCTAAACTTAAGCATTTGATTAGCTAGTTTTAGATTTCTAACTTCTCTAATATCTATTGCATCTGCTAGGTCTATTTGACCAGACTTTAAAGCTATTTGTATGTTTTGTTCAAGCTCAGCTTTTTCTTCTTCATCTGGTTCTAACTTTATAAATATACCAAAATCATGAATTTGTAAATTCATTAACTCTGTTAAAGTCCCAGTGTTAAAAGATGATATACTATTTTTTAAAGCTTCTTTTGTAAATGGAAATTGTAATGAATCAGCAACTCTTAAAGATATGTTTTCACAAGCTCTAGCGGTTAAGTAAAGACTAGACTGTAAGATGTGTCTAGTAGCAGTATTAGAATTAGCAGCTGCTAGTTTTTGTAAACCTACTAATGAGTTTTTGTCTGGATTACTCCCATCTCTAGCTTCATTAAGTCCTGTCACGTCTCTAATGAGTTGTAAATAATACTGATAAGTTTGTATTAAAGAGTTTATTTTTCCACCACCAGATCCAGTCTGTAATTCTTGTATAGGAACTTTACCTGGATTCATATTACCTTCTTGAGTCATAGATCTACCTACTACAGAACCAGTTTGAAAATACATATTTAATGCCTCAGCTGGATTATAGTTAGTACCATTTCCAAGATCAACTTCTGCTAAACCGTCCATATCCAAAAAAACACCATCTGGAACTACTCTAGCTAATACTTGTTGTATCTTTAAATGAGTTAATTGTATCATGTCAGCAAAACCTGTTATTCTACTAACTAAAGATTCTATACGTCCTTTATACATTCTAGGAGCAGTTATAGCGTAACTAAAATTAACTTTAGTAGTATCCGCAACTGGTCTTGTCATATGTTCTGCCATTCTCCAGTCTAACATCATTGGATGTCCTAGTATTTTTGCTCCACTGTAAAGTGTTTCTATAGTTCTTGAAACTCTTTCAAAACCATCATTTGGTGGTGGTGCAAATGTATCAGGTTTTTCTAATACTTTTTCTAATCCAGCATCAGTATATTTTATTTTATAAACTTGATCTGAATAACTTTTGTATTCAAAATATAAAACTTGAATAGTTTGATCGTCTTGCTTGCCGTTCCAGTTTCTTAAATATTCTTGATTACCAGGGTATTTTTGTATAGTTTCTAATTCTTCGTCTGTTAGTTGAGGAAACTGTTTTTTAATATCAGCTAAATAAACTGATTTAACTTCACCTACATAATATAAATCTTCAAAATTAGGATCATCAGAATATGAATAAACTAAATGTGCTGGATCAACATAGTCTACTACAACACCTTGTGATCTGTTCCAAGAAGTTTTAACAGATCCTATGCCTAAAACAGTTAAATCATAATTAAACCTTTGTCTAACTAAGTCATATCTATTTTTATCTAATATTTGATTTATAACTTCTTCTTCAGCAACTTCAACAGCTTGTTTAAAATCCATTTGTAAGTGTACTTCTAATTCTTCTTTATCTCTAGGAGCATTAATAGGATCTTGTGAAAAAGCATCAACACCTAACATTTTTTGAGCTTCTTCTAAATATTCTTTAGCTTCTATGTCAACCATTAAATTTCTAGCGTAGTCAGTTCTTATCTTTGAACATACTGGATCTTGAGCATAAGCGTTTATATCATAACTTCTTTGAGACATTCCATTAACAACAATATCAACAAACTTAGAAACTACAGGCACAGGTTTCCAGTCTAAATTCAAATAAGATAAGTCTCCGTTAATAGCTAGTTCATCTTTGTATTTCTGAACTGGCTGTTCACCTCTTGCATAGAGTCTTAGTAAGTTGTAATTATTAAAGTTAACAGCGTAGCCAGGAGCATTAGTTCCGTATCTATAACCTCTGAACCACTCACCTTCTATTGCTCTACCAACCGCTAGACCATATTCCATAGTAGCTTTTTCCGCGTCTGGTACTACCTGATCTGGAAAAGAACTTGTTTGATTGTAAGAAATTTGCATTTATTTATTTTATTATTTTTGAAATAATTCCGTCATTATCGTATCTTTTTATACCTATAGATATAGGCTGATGCTTTCTTTGTGGATTTGGCCTATACATGTTCTTATTGCAAGCCATAATAGCTAAGCCAGAACTAATAGATGCATCATGCTTTGTCCTATTATTTATATCAAACTGACTCCAGTCTTCTAAAGTTTTTTGAAAATACATATTACCATAACCTTGGCTTGTTTCACCAATATAGGTTTCTATATAACTTTCAATTGCGGCAGCATGTGCTTGTTTAATGTCTTCACTTGAATTAGGTATTCCACCTATTTCTTTTTCTGTAGTTGATAGCTTGTTCCAAATCTTATCAGGACGATTAATTGAAAACCCTCTATAACCCCTTCTTTTAAAATAATACAAAAGTCTTGGTTTGTTATTTTCAGCAAGTAT